TTGCAACAAAATTGGTAGTGGTTGCTGTATCCTGACCCCAACCATTCCAAGTGCCGGAGACAATGCTCCTAGTTGACAGGCCATCTCTTCTTCGTGGGCCTGTAGTACTGCTGCTGTTTTGACTTAAGGTTATGCTATTTGTGGAAGAACCAATTTGTAGATCTTCTAAAGCTGTGCCGCCCCAATTCCAATTATGCGCACCCCAAAGAGCGCTGCCGACAGTATTAAGTTTTGTTACGTTAGTAACAGCGTCAGGCTGATACTCTTGTTCAATCCAGTTATCACTAGCAGGAGAAAGAATAAGGTGACCATCAAATCTAATTCTCCAGAAAGGTAAAATGTTTTCTGTTCTACTAGCAGTTTCTTGATTAATAAGAACCTGATGAGTATAATTAAGGTAGATATTATCACCTTTTTTAATTACTCCAGAGTTTAACACGTTATCTGAATCATACATAAGGTTGATACCGTCTGTACGCCCCATAGGTCTCATAAGTTTATCTTGTGGATCTATTGCTGCCTGATAATCAAATTCTTCCAGACCAGCAAAAGTATGATCTGCAAAGTTGTCTACAAAGAATCCTGATTTAGTTCTAAAATTACCATCGGAGTCTAATACAGATAAATTTGCTGTATCAAGTTCTAGTAAGCTAAGTGAGGTAGCTTCTTCGAGCGAATCTACTCTACGCTCTAGCTGACCAATATCCTGCATAGTAAAATGCTTGTGTTCAATAGTTTTAGAATTCAAATCTTTATAATTTAGCGTGTATCCATTTAACAATATTCTAAATAATTCTAAAGAATTATCTGGATGCGCAGGCAAGCTTGGCGTTAATGACTCATCACCTGTGACAATACTGATATCTGAATTTGTATCAATCACAACCTTATCGTATCTAGAATTATAATATGACACGTCTGCTTGAACAGTATCGGCCGATTGTGGGATTTCATTGATAATTGCACCACTGCCAAATGTACCAGAAGAATTAACTACTGGTCTAAAATCGAGAACATTTCTTAAAGCAATAGGTTCACCAAAAGCATTTGTATGAATTGGAATATCTTCGTAATCAACTACACCTGTGTATGAGTTGACTGAGAAGAAGCTTCCTGATGTACCATGAGTAAAGTAATCATATTTTACTACGACTGGATAGTTTGGTGTTGATTGGCCTGATTTGAGTACAAGTCGACCTAAACCATAGTAGTTATCTCTTTGACCGTTATCTAGTGTGAATCGTCCGAGAACGCTCGTGCCGCTTACTGTATCTCGAGTTACCGATGTAAACTTATAAACATCAGGGTAGGTTAGTTCTGCGTATGTTACGCCACCTGCTGTGACCCAATCGGTTGTTGCAATGGTCTCTGTGTGATTTAAATTAAGAGTTTTAGATCTGGATGATCCATTCGCCTGATTAACATAACCTACAATCTCGTGTGCAGTACTATTTGCCAGAGTGCTAATAGTTGCTGAAGTAGTGCCACTGCCTGAAATACTAGTGCTTTCATCTACTGCGCCTGCAGTTGCAGAAATAACCCAATCATTTGTATTAGCAAATGTTTCTCCTGATGCCGATAGTGATAAACTTAGAACACCGCTTCCGTTTGATGTGCCTGTAAATCTACGTTGTACAGCAAGTGAAATATCTGTTATGTTTGATGGCCTTACTTTTGGTAGTGGATATAGTAAGGTGTTCACCTTTGGATCGTGTAGTACACATTGAGTATTTTCAAGTGCAATGTCCATGTAAGCGCTGGTTGAAGTACCAATGCTTCGAACAGATCTAAAGTTCTGTCCAGAGTTCATTGTAATTTGGAAAAGGTGTAATCTATAAACCCCTGAAGTACCGTCTTCTTCAATGGCTCTTACTCTGGCAGTACCAATAGTTGATCCACCATGAGTTACAGCAGATCGTAAATTCTGAACTGCCAGATTAGCAACACTTGGTTGTCCTTTTGCAGCAGCACCCTGTACCCTTATGTAATTACCGAGAGTAATTGGAACTACTTCATTATTAATAGTTGTAGTGGTTCTTGGTTTCGCTACAGTTCTTTTGCGTGGATAAGTTATAGCTGCTCTATATCCATCTACATACGCTACACCAGGTTGAACTGATATATCTAAATTGGCCGTGTCGCTATCGTCATCAAAGTTGATTATGAAATCATCCACAATATAATCGCCAGATTCTTCTGCAGTTCTTCGTGCCAATATTTTTGTAGATGTATTAAAGTTTTGTTCATTAGGCGATTTATTGGCGTCAATAATTTCTGAACCTGCTATAACACCACATTGAATATAATGTGCGTCTGAATCTAATTCATCTCTTAAAGAAAGTGTTAGCAGCATTCTATGACGATCTGCACCAGGAGAAGATGTATTTAGTACCGGGCCAGAATTATCAAAAAGAGTATTATCATCATTAGTAGTAACAATATCTTGTGAAAGTAAAAATCCAAAATCTTGTTGAACAGTGTTATTAACAGAATATTTTGAAGTAACTATTGTTTGCGCAGGTGCAAATATTAATCTACCATCAGCATGAAATACACCTTCATTGTTAGTTAAAAAGGCACCAACACCGCGAGCAGGATTAACAGTAGTATCTGTAGTCTGGATAGTAAGTGTAGTAGATCCATTATTAATATTTTCACCAGGTGTAAAGTATATGTTTGATCCGCTGCCGCTGGTGTACTGTATATAAAGTGTACCAGGATCTGCGCCTACTGCTGTTACAATTTGTGTAACAATAGCTTTAACGCCACTTGTTGCTCCTGTGAATTCTGTGTTTAATAGTGCGTCAGTAGCAACTGGTAAAGCATTAGTAGTTTCATTTAATTTAACAAAAGCATTTTCTGTACCCAGAAAACCGGCACCAGATACTATTGCGCCTTCAGTAAAGACGTTAGAAAATAATCTTGAATTTTCTGTTTGAATAATAGTCTGTAACTGGTTGAGCTCTCGCGATTGAATTGCTCTACCGTTATTAAACAATATTTTATGAAAGCCGGCACTATCAGAATAATCATCTCTGTAAGTTTCAGCAAATGTGTTTTGAATTACTTGATCTACCATTCTTTTTGTACCTGTTTATTATAATTGTATGATGACTTTAAGGTCTTCAGTTTGGGCTGCAGATCTCTCAATAGCTGCTCTATTGTCAATGTAAAAGATTTGCCCTGTGAATTTATTTATATCAGCTGCAAGTGCTTGAGTTCCTGATCCAATAGTTCCTGATCCAGATCCATTAGTCTCTGTTACACCTTCTCCAGATTGGAAAGGAGTAAACCCTGTATCGTCATCTTGATGATAGTATATTTTATCTGAGTCAAATGTATTTACATAAGCTTGTGCGCCTGAAGTGGAACCTAAAATAGTTTTATCTGCTGTGAATACTACACCCACTGCTGATAACTGCATATATGTAAGTGCAGATCCTGTTTCATTTGTATAATTATTATCTGCTGAATCAAGAGGGTTTCTTATAATACCAACTTGTCTAAAGTTCTGCCCAATAATAAAATCTTCGTTCTCTGCACCTGATGGCTTTGAGTTAAACATCATTGCAGTCGATTTTAAATCAAGAATTGCAGATGCACCGAATCCAGAATCATCGGCTAGATTAATAGCTGCGGATGCACCTGTACCCCCACCTCCAGTAAACTTTACTTCGGCATAATCGTAGTTCTGACCTGGTCGATATAGGTTACTTGCTGCAGAATCTTTCATTTCAACTTTAACTACTTCACCGCTTGCAATTGTAGCAATTGCTTCTGCACTATCACCGTTACCAACAATCGATACAGTTGGTGCTGATGTATAACCGCTTCCTTTTAAGATAACGTCAATATTTGCAATTTGGCCTTTTACTGCAGCAGCCTGTATTGCAAACTGTTCTATGTCAACTGCTGGATCTGCTGGACCAGCCGAGTCGACGTGTCTTACTGGCATATAGTTACCAGATAAGAATTTATTTGATTGCGTAGCACCGATTGTATAAAGAAATTTCCATACGTATCCATCTGCCAATCTTGATGCAGTAGTTAAAACGCTAGTTGGTTTTATAGTAGAAGAAACTGCAAGACCATTAGCATCTTTACCTTGTTCTAAACAAATATAAACTTGCTGATCGTCTGTTTTTACATAGTAAGGTTGTGTTGGATATCCAGACTGAGTATTAGTAAAATCAGAATAAATTGTACCAGTTGTCCAGTTGACTCTAGGTACAACGTAAGAAGTGTCTTCAGCTTTTTTTACAGACTGTAGCGCTAGTCTAAAGTTTCTTTCATTAGTCAAAGTATTTGCAATAGTTGGAACAGTATCAGCCGAATCCCACTCATCAGCTTTACCAATACCAATATAGTAGTGTTGAGCTGAATCTGCTATATCTTCCAAGATCGTTTGAACAAATCTTCTTTTAAAATCGTCTGTAATAATTGCCATGTTCTTATCCTATTATGCTACTGTTACTTCGCCTTGGTTACCGATTAAATACCAGTTTGTTCCGTCCCAAACTATCTGGCATCCGTCATACTGTGCTAATGCAAAGTTAGCACCCTGTGCAAAATTAGCTGGCGTAACAGTTGCCGCACCCGCTCCTTTATTTGTAATTATTTTATACTCACCTACTACAGTACCATCTGCTATTGAAACTGTAAGTGCTGACCCTTTGTTGCAGATTATATATGTTGCTGCAGTCGATGCAGCGCCGTTGGCTGTTATTGTACTTGAAGTGTAAGCTGCCTTTGCAATCTCAACAGAGCCTGTGCCTTTACCCGCCAACTTCATCGTTACGTCTGTATCACCACCAGAAGCTGTAACTGTTGGTTTACCGCTTGTTGCAGCATTTGCTAGAGTAATTTCGTTAATTGCAGAACCTGTTGCTGTGACCTTAATTAATTCAGCACCATTTGTATCATTCAGCGACGTACCAACTTTAGCTGTGGTTATAACAGGACTTGTAAGAGTCTTGTTTGTAAGTGTAGCTGTATGAGCATTAAAGACTAATGTATCACTGTCAGCAATAGCTGGAAGGTTAATATTTCTATCAGGATCAGCTGAGTCAACCGAACCAATATAGTTTAGCAGATAGTGACCTGTTCCAGATGCCCCAGCAAGTGATAGTTTACCTTCAATTGTAGTAACTTTTAAAGTCTTACGATGTAAGTCTTGCACTGCAGTTGTAGTAATAATTTCACCTGAGGAATCAGGTAAATTAATTGTATTATCTTTTGTAGGATTAGTAACACTTAACGTGGTTTCAAAGTCATCTGGAGTAGAACCTTCAAATACAATAGCAGTATTGTTCAGAGTAATACCAGTAGATACAGTGTCACTATCTGGACCTAGCTTCTGATAAATCTCTACAAAATTCTCATTAATTTTCTGACCAGCACTGCGAAGCGTATCTCCGGTACCGTCATTGGCGGTTGTGCCTGTGCTGATGTTTTGTCGTGTCATGACTAATCCCTATTAGTTGAATGTATTTATATAAGAAACTTAGGCAGAATCTTGATATTGGAAGTTATTATTATCTGAGTCCCACATATCAAAGTTAACGGCATCCATTGTTTCTAATTCAGTGCTGAATCTTGACGCAGTTACTATACCATCTGAATCCATATCAAATCTTGGTCCATTCATATCTCTATATTCTTGGAACGAATTATAGTTTGCGTCAAATACAGTACCGGTAATTGATGCTACCGAAGCCAAGTTTCTGTATGGATTAACTCTTTCTGCGTATAGATCCGAATCTAAATCATCTATGCGTATTACAGAAAGCGGTTCGAATATACCAAAGTTAACATTTGCTACGGTTTCAAAGATTCTATTACCTGCAGAAGAGTCTTCTATTGATAGTGGCATTGTAGCAAGGTTATCTCTAAGATCAATAATCCCCTCAAGAACTAGATCAGCAGCTACAT